CAGATAATCGTTCCTATGTTTGGAGAGAGGCTTTAGTTGGATATGCACAAAAAATGCCTGAGTATAGAGATTGTGTAGATTTTAAGTATAAAAAAACAGATATCAATGGAGATAAAGGCAAAACTGCTAAAATATTAGAAGGATTGTGGGATGATGTATATAATGCAAAATTACCAGCAGTGCAAGATTATTCTAGACAGTTTAATTTAGGTGGAGAATTAAAGTATTGGGAAGCCTTTAATTTTATTAAGTACGGACCAGGACAGCATTTTCAAGAGCATCATGATCATGGATTTTCATATAACTGCGTTGTTTCTTTAGTTGGATATCCTAATGATAATTATGAGGGTGGAGAGTTGTATTTTAGATTACAAGATTTGAGTATTAAACCAAAGGCTGGTGATTTATACATTTTCCCATCAAACTATATGTATCCGCATAGAGCAATGCCAGTAACTTCTGGTGTTAAATATTCAATTGTTACTATGCTAGATTATAGTTCTAAGTTCCACAATCCAAAGTTTTATCAAGAAACTGGTGATTAATGACTTTAATAAGAGCAGAAGTAACTCCAGGATCTAATATAATTTTAGAACCATTATCAATTAAAAGATCCTGGATGGACAATGTTACAAATGCTCATGCATATAATTGTTTCCCAGTTTCTTTAGCAAATGGCATAGGGTGGGGAATCAGTTTTCCAGAGGATATTTCTTTTGTTTGGGATGGTGTTGATACTGATAGAGAGGAAGGGCATATAACAGTTTTAAATGGCCATAAATATGTTAATGAAAATAGACGTAGTGCAACGTTAAGTTTAAATACAAATGTTAAGTTTATAACTGATGAAAATATTACAATGTTAACTATGCCAGTTCCTAATTTATTTATTGATGGAATAATTCCATATACAACACTAATGAGTACATCATTTTATCCAAACATGCTGCCTGCTGCAGTTAAGATAACAAAAGCAAAGTCTGTTATTACAATACCTGCTAAAACTCCAATAGTATCAGTAGTTCCGTTATCTATTAGTGAAATTAATAACACTAAATTAGAAATATATGATTTAATAATCACAGAAAAACAAAGAGATCAAAATAAAAGTTATGGAGAAGTGTCCCAAGAATTAAATCAAAGAGGTGAGTGGACACATTTTTATAGAGATGCAACAGATGAAAAAAGAAATAAAGTAGGAAATCATGAAATTAAAGCATTTAGACTAAAAACAATAGATAAGAGAAAAAATGGAAATTAAAAAAATAAAATTTGTTGCAAATAGAAATTGGTTAAATAAAAATTCTGAATTTAAACCAGTATCAATTATAAAGACAATTCCTGAATGGTATAGAAAGATGGATCGTTTTGCAAAAATACCAGGCACTAGCAAATTTTTTATTGGTCCTGATAAAGGAAAGGTTCCAACATGGAAGGCATGTCCTGCTGTTTTTGATGTTATGAGTACTGGATATACATATTTGACTCCATGTGATTTAAACTTTTTTATTGATAAAAATAATAAGATAGTAATTAATATTGAGGACAAAAGTTATAAAGATTTTTGTTCTCCAAGATTGCCTATGCAAGATTTTGTTACTCCAACTGGATATAGAGATGAGCATTTTGCATGGTTTCCAGATTGGGGGATTAGTCTTCCAGAAGGATATAGCGCTTTATATAGTCAGCCATTTAATAGATTTGAGTTGCCTTTTTTAACTGTTTCTGGAATTATTGATAATGATAAAATAGATTTACCAGGAAGTATGCCATTTTTTATATCTAAAGATTTTGTTGGAACTATTCCAAAAGGAACACCTTTTGCTCAAGTGATACCATTTAAACGAGAAAGTTGGGAAAGCGAAGTTGTAACATTCACACTTCCAGAAATCATTAAAAGAAATAAAATAAATAGTGAAAAATATAGAAAGCCAGATGGAGGTGTTTATAAATCAGAAGTCTGGGAGATGAGAAAGTACTCTTGATAAATGATATAATTATATTATGAAAACACCAACAAATATACACGCAGGAAATAGATTTTCAATAACTCCTTCAGGGTTTTTTGGATCATCTTCTGAAAACATTGTAGAACTTGAAAGTTTTATGACAAATGAAGAACTAGATAAGTTATCTACTTTTGCAAGAACTATTACAGAATGGGATTACACAGAAACAAGATATAACGAAGATGGAACTGTTATCTATGATTCAGAATACTGGAAAGATCGTGTTGCAACATCAAACACAATGCATAAGCAAAATCCAGAAATATATCCAATGATTGAAAAAATGGTTGCAAGGTTAAAAATTGTTATTGATGAATTTTTTAATGTAGATGCTTGGGCAACAAACCCTGCAATAGTTAGATGGCTTCCTGGACAGTTCCAAAATCCACATGCAGATAAAGAACTTCACGAAGGAGATAATGCTGGAAAGCCAAATGATTTTCCTTACTATGACTTAGCAAGTTTATTTTATTTAAATGATGACTATGAAGGTGGAGAGTTGTATTTTCCAAAACAAGGTATACAATTTAAGCCAAAGGCTGGAGCAGCATATTTTTTTCCAGGCGACTTAAACTATATACATGGAGTATCAAAAATAGAAAGCGGTATTAGATATACATGTCCATTTTTCTGGACTATAAAATCCCATGGGGAAAAAAATGTCTGATGTTCACTATGAAGTGTTGTATCCAAAAATTCATTTATATAAAAATTTAATTCCCAATCCAGAAAAATTAGTTGAAATTCTTAAAGAATCAGAGAGTAAGCCAGGTAGTAGTAAGATTTTTTTTGACTGGGTTCCATGGTCTAGGTTTGGAACCTATTTAAATCAAACACCAATTCCAGAAGTAATTCTTACAGAAATTCCAGAATCAGAAAGAGATGAAAAATTTTACTATGAATATAACTATGCAAAAATTATTTGGAATGCATTTAATACAGCAACTAATCATTTTTTAAATGAGCATGGTGTCACCAAAGGAGATAATTGGGTTATAATGGGGCCATCTTATTCTAGATATTTTTATGATAATAACCCTAGATCACATAAAGATGTAATGACACATCATACAGATTTTGTAAGAATTGAAGCAGATATGCCAGGAAATAAATTTGCAATTACATGCACAATGTATTTAAATGATGACTATGAGGGAGGGGATATTGATTTTATAATTAAAAATAATCATATTACATATAAGCCAAAGGCTGGAGATGTCTTAGTTTTCCCTTCAGGCCATCCAGACATTCTTTCAGACGGTCATATGTATCTACATGGCGTAAAGAGAGTAAAAAAGGCTGATAAATATTTAATTAGATGTTTTTATCAAATACCATATGAAGGATCTGCTGAATGGTTAGCAAATCAAGAAAAATACGGTAAAGATGTCTGGGCAGATATGGAAAAAAGGCGTATTGAGGCGGGTAAAAGGTATCAACATGAGTCTTAAGCAATGTGTCTGCGGTAGGTCTTTAACATATCCATATTGTGATGGAACACATAAAATAAAAAAAGAAGTTGATGAAAAGTCTATCAATGAAGAAAATGAAAAGATGGTATAATTCTAATATGTTTAAAGATGACCCAAATATTATTAAATTAGATGAAGGAATTTTTTGGTATAAAAACTTTGTATCAAAGGAAGAAGTAGAACTTATTAATTCTAAAACTCCAGGTGTTAACCTTGCAAATCATTGGTTTGATGATATTGAGTTTAAAGTAACCAATATAATTCCAGAACTAGTTCCAATTTGGAACAAAGTTTCAGATTTTCTTGCCCCAGAATATGTCATTCATCCAATGTCAACACTTTTGTATTTTGGCGAAGGAAAGCAGATGCTTCCACACTGCGATAGTCCTGGAGAAGATATGACAGAAGAACTTACGGTTCCAGATGTTTGGGCTACATGCTGTGTTCTCTCTTGGGGGGCATGTGTTTATTTTGGAGAATTTACTGGTGGAGAAATATATTATCCAAACCAAGGAATAGATGTTCCAGTACAACCAGGAGATCTTGTTATACATAGTGCTTTAAAGTCTCACGAACATGGAGTTCGTCCAGTAAAAAGTGGAATTAGATATACTTTTTCTAATTTTTCATTAAAACCAGAAAAAAATCCTGGATCATTTTATAACTATGGAACCAAAGAAAATGAAGAAAGACAAAAAAATATTAATATTTGGTTGCAGCCACTTTTTAAAAATAAGCAGTCTGTAGTAATGCCAGAGTTGACACAATATAAGGCATAAAATGTTTGATAATAATCTAAATTTTAAAAATTTAGGTAAAGATATTTGGGTTTATAATAACTTTTTATCTAAAAAAGAAGTTGATGCAATTTTAAATAGAATAAATTCATCAAATGAAAATCTGTGGCAAGGAAGTTATCCTAGAAACCAATCTACTGTAAACTTAAAAGAAGCAGAGATAATAAGTTCTAGAATTCAAAAATTATTATCAAATGAATTATATATATATAAACATGCATCAATTACAAGACTTACAGTAGGACAAGGACATGGAATACACTCAGATAATCATGATTTTTTAAAAGTAAGGGAGTTAAGCAAATCACTAAAAGATAACGAATGTTTTAAAATGACAGATAATAATGTTTATGGTTTGGTTGTATATATAAATGATGACTACGAAGGTGGAGAAATATTTTATACAAAACAAGGAATAGTATATAAGCCAAAATCGGGAGACCTAGTGGTTCATAGCGCAGAAGATCATTGTGAACATGGGGTGCATCCAGTAAAAACAAATATTAGATATAGTTTTCCAAGTTGTATTAGAGAAAAAATTAAAATACCATGCTAAGTAGTGTATAATATAATTATGTCAAATGGAATTATAGATATTATCGATGAGTCTACATTTATTTATCATCAAAATTCTGATATTAAAGAAACAAGACTAGGAATTACAACAAATAAAATTGTAGAAATTCCTAATTTTATTAGCAAAGATATTGTTCCAAATATGATTAACTTTTTTGAAAACTGCAATGTTGATTGGGGCGATATAGCATTTTATGGCTCATCTGGAAAAGGAATACTGACAGATCCAAACACCTTGAAGTCTTTTGAATTATCTGATAACTTTTTTACAGATTTAAAAGATAAGTATCAGGAAGCAGTTGAAAAAGTTTTTGGTAGAAAGGTAAAAGCAAACACATCTCATGCACAAAAATGGGATGTTGGTGGTTTTGCAGCACCACACTCAGATAATTCTGATCATGATGGAAATCCAAATGCATTTGAAATTAATAAGTATGTTGGTATTTTATATCTAAATGATGATTATGATGGAGGAGAACTTTATTTTTGTGATAAAGAAAATAAAATGACACCATATCTTTCTTTTAAGCCAAATGCTTATTCTTATTATGTATTCCCTGGAGGTGTAGAGAACATCCATGGTGTCAGTGAAATTACAAAAGGAACAAGGTACACAATGGTGTCATTTTGGGACTATGCAGATGTTCAATATGATCAAGAAACATTAGATAGATGGGCAGAAGAAGAAAAAAAAGTTAGAGAAGAACAGGCCAAGCAAAAACAAGAATGGTTAAAAGGAAATAAGTATGCGTGATTCTATTGTATATAAAGATGATATTGTAGAATTTTTAAATGTTTTTTCAAAAGAAGAGTGTGATTCTTTAATAGACTACTTTAATCTTAATGAAAATAACTGGCAGGTTACTTGTTTTTATGAAAGTAGAGTCATGGACCCCATTGCAAATATTGATATGTCTAATACAATAGATAGTGGATATTTTGAAGATATTAGAAAAAAACTTTATTCTCTTGCATCTCAAGTTGCTAAAAAAGAATTAAAAAATTTAAGTTTAAGTGCTCACAAATGGAACAAGGGTGCATATGCATCAGATCATTCAGACAATTCAGAACTAGATGGAACTCCAAATGCATGGCAAGATAATAAATTTGTGACAATTATATATTTAAATGATAATTATGAAGGTGGAAATTTAACATTCAGTGGTCATAATTTATCAATTTCACCAAAACTTGGAAGCGTTGTTGCTTTTGATCCAGGATTTAAAAATTTGCATGGAGTAAGTGAAATAATATCTGGAACAAGGTATACAATGCTTGCATCTTTTGATTATACAGATTCTGTTTACACAAAAGATTTATATGAATGGCGACAAGAATATTCTAAAGAACAGGAAAATCAAAGAGAGTCTTGGAAAAATGCAAACTAAAGAATATTATCATAAAATTGTTTATTATAGCAATTTATTTGATAGCAATGAAGATATTATAAAATTAATTGAAGATGACGATAGTTCTGCTAATGGAATTTTGCCAAAATGGAAAAGTTGGAATGCAAGTGATTTAATAAACATATATGGACAGCAAAAACAAATTCATGATAGTGATCTATATGAAAGTAATATTATAAAAACAATTTATAATGCAATAGTTAAATGCTCAAAAGAATATAGCGATAGATATAGTATTGATATAGGAAACTTAACTCCAGTATCAATTAGTAAATATTTTGAAGGACAGTCTATGGGATCTCATATAGATTCGTATGGAGATAATCCTAAAGAAGTTCTTTCAATTGTTTTATACTTAAATGATAATTATCAAGGCGGAGAACTTTATTTTAAAAATCAAAATGTAAAAATTAAGCCAGAGGCTGGAAGTTTAATTGCTTTCCCATCAGTAGATCCATACTTTCATGAATCTTTGCCAGTTAGTTCTGGAATAAAGTATATAAGTCCTGGATTTTGGATTAAAAACTAATTACTGTTTTGATAAATGTAAAACTATCCCTAATGTACAACTATAGAGTTTACAAAAACTAAAAACTCTGCTACAATTAGGTATCATTTAAATTCAATTTATTAGGAGATTTTACTTATGTCAGATGTTTTTTCTTTTCGTCTTTCAGATGAATTCGTTAACAAATATGTAGGAATTGAGCCACCTTTTGGCTTTAAAGATGCTGGTCTTAACTCACTTGGAGAGATCACGTTTATTCGTACATATTCAAGGGTAAAGGAAGATGGCAAGAAAGAAAGGTGGCATGAGGTTTGTAAAAGAGTAATCGAAGGCATGTATTCAGTACAAAAGAATCATGCTAAGGAAAACAGACTGCCTTGGAATGACTATAAGGCTCAAAAGTCTGCACAAGAAGCCTTTGACCGCATGTTTAATCTTAAATGGACCCCACCAGGACGAGGATTGTGGGCATTTGGAACACCAATGACTATGGAAAAACGTAACTCTGCTGCTCTTCAAAACTGTGCAATGGTGTCTACAAGAGATATTGATAGAAATGATCCAGGCGCATTATTTGCCTGGGTAATGGATGCATTGATGCTTGGAGTTGGAGTTGGATTTGACACAATTGGTCAAGACAAAGAAATGCCTATTTATGGTCCTACAGAACCAGTTGTTGTTTATGAAATTCCAGACACCCGTGAAGGTTGGGTAGAATCTGTAAGGCTTCTTCTTAATTCTATGTTAAGACCAAACCAAAACATACAAGAGTTTAAATATGATTTGATCAGACCACTAGGAGCACCGATTAAAGGCTTTGGAGGCGTTTCTAGCGGTCCACAACCACTGATTGATCTACACCAAAGGATAAGAAAAGTTGTTGGCTCTAGAGTCGGTGAGACCCTAGATTCAAGAGCAATAGTTGATATTGTAAACCTAATTGGAACTTGTGTTGTTTCTGGAAATGTAAGAAGATCAGCAACACTTGCCCTTGGTTCTGCTGGAGATGATGATTTTATTAATTTAAAAAATTCTGAAGTGTTTCCAGAAAGAAACTCATTTGATTCAGAAAATCCAGGTTGGGCATGGATGAGTAACAACTCTATTGCAGCAACTGTTGGAACAAAGTATGAAGATTATGTTGATTTAATATCTAATAATGGAGAACCAGGATTTATTTGGCTAGATGTGGCAAGAAACTATGGTCGTCTTGCAGATCCTGCAGATGGTAAAGATTATCGTGTAATGGGATTTAATCCATGTGCAGAGCAGCCATTAGAGTCGTATGAACTTTGTACGCTTGTTGAGGTTCATTTAAATCGCCACACAGACAAAGAAGACTTTTTACGTACTTTAAAGTTTGCATATCTTTATGGAAAGACAGTAACTCTTGTTCCAACACACTGGCAGATTACAAACGGAATCATGCAGCGCAATCGTAGAATTGGAACATCTTTAACTGGCATTGCATCATTTGCAGACACTCATGGACTTCCAGCAACTCGTGATTGGATGGACGAAGGGTATCAAACAATTCGTAAATATGATAAGCAATATTCAGAATGGCTCTGTGTTCGTGAATCAATTCGTGTAACAACAGTTAAGCCATCAGGATCAGTGTCATTACTTTCTGGTGCATCTCCAGGAGTTCACTGGCCAGTTGGAGGAGAGTATTTCCTTCGTGCAATTAGGTTTAGTGATCAAGATCCTATGATGCATTTGTTTAAAGCAGCAGGATATAAGACTGAGCCAGACTTGGTATCAGCCAACACAATGGTTGTTTATTTCCCAGTGCATTCTGGACATCCAAGATCAGAAAAAGATGTAACATTATTTGAAAAAATTGGTCTTGCTGCAACAACACAAAAATACTGGTCTGATAATGGTGTTTCTGTGACTTTGTCTTTCGATAAAGATTCAGAAACAAAACATATTGCTCCAGCACTTCATATGTATGAGGGTCAATTAAAAGCAGTATCATTCCTTCCAATGGGAAATACTGTTTATCCTCAACAGCCATATCAGCAAATTACACAAGAAGAATACGATAACTATGTCGGACAAATTGCAAAGATTGACTGGTCTGCAATTTATGACGGTGTAGAAAATCTAGACTC